GAACTGGACGCCGATCGTGGCGGTGGCGCTCAACCCGGAGAAGGAAGCTGCCATTGCCACGGCCGCAGCCGCGTCGATAAAGAGCAAAGCCGCGTAACCGAGGCGACAACTACTTTGACATTTACCGGGCCTCACCGGCAGGTACTACGTGAAGTTGCTCGGTGGTTTTCCTCAGGGGCGCGATGCTGCCCTCTGTACTGCTCGGAGCAAGATGGAGGGTGCCGTGGACGTTACCGAGGATGGAGAAATCTGCTTCTGCTGATTGATAGTCAGGGGGCTTCAAGTCGATCCTAGGCGTTGACGGGGACTCTGGGGTTGTTTGGCCGTGATCATCGACAAGGCTCATCGACGTTGTGTTTCCCGACGATTTGGCGAATGGACTGTCTTTGCTCATGCCTGGGTGTCCTTGAGGTACTGGTCGAGTCGTTCGAGCAGGTAGGTGGTTTCGCGGTCCCATTTGAGGCAGTCGTAGGGGTTGATGACCTTTGTGGCAGCGATCTGCTGCAGCGCTTGGAGGGGGGCGCGGAACCAGAAGGGATCGAAGGGGAGGGCGGCGCGTTGGTCGCGGCTCGGCGGCGGCGGCGTGCACTCGGGCCCGGCCAGCCATTCGGCTTCGTGGCAGTCCAAACACACGCCGTCGCGCAGCCGGTGCCTCTTGGAGGGCGGCTGCGGCTTGGGGTGTAAGTAGAGCGCGCGCACTTCCAAGCCTCGCTTGCGGCCCTGCAAGACGTCGCTGGGCAGGGCTTCCAGCCACGGATCCGTCGTGTAGCGCGGCCGACATTCGTAGCGGACAGGCTTCTGCAGGCCGTACAGCTGACTCATCAGGACTGCGTTCCACTCGGCCACGGTCGCCGCCGGCACTGGCTCACCGGCGGCGCCAGTGCGGCGCATGGCGCGCAGGGTGGCGGCCACGGTCGAGGTCTGGGCGCTGGCCTGGCTCATGCGCCGCGCCCCTGGCTGCGGATCTGCTGCAGCATCTCGGCGAAGTGGGCTTCGTTGCAGAGTTCGAGCCAGAGGGTGGCGACGATGGCGGCGATGCCGCCGCCGGCCAGAACGCCCATCAGGAAGGAGGCGAAATTCATGCTGCGTTGCCACCCGTCCCGGGCGTGCCGCTGAAGCGCTGGCGGCGAGCACGCTCGGCCAGGTCGTTCTGCACGGCCTTGTCGTAGCCGGCGCGGACCAGCTGGCCGACACACTCGTGATGGTTCCAGCCCTTCCGGATAGCCTGGGTGCGGACGGACTGGGCGCGGGCGAAGTGTTCGTAGGTGGTGACGCTCATGCGGCCACCGCCGGCTTCTTTTCAACGGCCGAGGCAAGGAACACCCGCAGACGTTCAAGGCTGCCCGGCGGCAACCCTACATAGGTGTCGCCGACCTGCATGCCTGGGCCACCCTCGTCGTCGGCAAGGAGGCGGGGCGCCCGCCCATGGGAGCTGCCGAAGAGCGTCATCGTTCTTGCTCGGGCGCCGCGCGGCTTCCGCCAGCCCGAGACCAGCCAGACGCCGTTGTCCATCGTCAGGTTCACTCGCATCCCGAACCCGGCGACTTCGATCACTGCAAAGCTGGTGGCTGGAGCGCTCATGCCGTCACCTTGACCAGGTCGGCGTTGTCGCGGGCGATCTCGATCCCGCCGGCGGGGACCATCCCGAGGCGCGCGCGCGCGGTTCGGCTCAGCGCCATGGCGGCGTGGGCGAGGTCTTTGCAGAGCTGGGTGGCCTCTTCGGGGGAGAGGCTGACGATGACGCCACCGGCTTTGATGACGATGGTGGCGGTGCTGGTGCGGGCTTCCACGACTGGGTGGGCGCGCGCGCTGACGATGAAGCTGGCCATGGAAGTCTCCGTACCCCGGCCCGGACGGGCTGTTACTGGGGCGACGGGGCAACATTACCGAAACGGTTATTGATGGTCAATACCGAAACGGTAATTAAATTGCGGCTCGTCTGGCGCTAGGCAAAAAAAAGACCCCGGCTGGCGGGGTCCTTCGTGCGCTGGGCGGCTTCCACTACCCATACCTGGCCCGGAGAAGGCCGGCATCTTCGAACGTCACGCCATCGCGGATGCAGTCGAGCGCGCGTTCCAAATCTTGGTGTAGCGACACCAGTTGATCATCGCTGAGTTCTTCTATTCCAGCCAATCCGAAGCACGCCTGGTCAATCAATAGCTGCATCGACGGACCCCAGTGATGCCGGTAATGCCGAATCATCCGGTAGTGCGAGTCCCTCGTGATGCTGTCCATGCCCTGGGGCACGTGTTTCGTAACCAATCGAAGCCGGGGCGAGGTCAGCCGTTGATCGGCACCTCCGTCCATCGCTTTAGCCAGTCGCTTTGCCAGTTCCTGCAACTGGTCCTCTCGTAACGCCATCCTTACCCCCTGTTCGCTCCAACCGTTCAACAAACGCACGCATGAAATCCAGTACGTTGCTGTCGTCCAGCGACCGAGCCTCCGCCACGATGGTGTCGTAGGCGACCGCTAAGGCCTCTGCATCGATGGCCGGCACTGGGCCGCCACCGCGGATCTCCGACACCAACTGCAGCAAACGTATTGCAGAGCGGAGAGTAGGGACATCAAGTCCCAAGGCGTGAGATTCGCCGGCTGGTCGATCCAGCGTTCCGCTGGGAATGCCCATCGCAGCTTCGAGGTCGCGTGCAAGGCGATGACCTATCCCTTTCGGGTTGGCCTCCGATATCCACTGACTGACCTGGGGTTGTTGCCAACGCGAGCCACCGAACTGGCGGGCCCATTCGGCTGGGCCACCGGCCGCAGTGACGCGGTCACGCATGTTGATCGTTCTGAGGGTGCTGGCATCCATGGCGGCAATGGTCCTATCCATTACCGTTTCAGGAAATGACCGAAACGGTATTGCGTGGGCATAACCAAAACGGTAATGTAGGCCCCATGAACCTTACCGACTACGCTACTTCGAAGGGGGGCACCGCCAAGCTCGGCTGCCCGATTCTGGCCAGCACGGCCACGGCAGCTAAGTGCAGTGCCGCCACGCTGTACATGATCGCGCGAGGCCATAAGCAGGTGAGCGCCCGGCTCGCTGTCCGTATCGCCACCGCGACTGGTAACAAGGTCACCACCAGCGACCTGCGGCCCGACCTGTTCGGCGTTGCTGCGACGACGGGGTTCGTTCCCGTGGCAGACGCAGTGTTGGTCGCTCCAATCACCAAGCGCGCGCTGCGCGAGAAGCTGGGGCTGGGCAATGACGGACACTTGGCCAAGCTGCTGAAGCTTCCTGTTGCCCAGGTCCAGGCCTGGCCGGAAGAGCAGGGCGTCCCAGCCCTTCCGCAGGTTCTGCAGCTGCTCGGCGGGCAGGTGCCTGCGCCAGTGGACACCCGGCCCGATGACCCCGACGCAGACCGCATCGATCTCGGCGTCCACGCCGCCTAACTGGCCGTCCCTGGCCTTCATCCCTGAACTGAATTCATCCATGGCGCTGATCGTGCGCCAGCCGGGCCCAGCCCGAAACCTTGAAATACCCGTCTTCCCAAGGTGACCCATGACCTGCCGTACTTCCTCGATTAACTGGCTCGACTGCCTCTACAACGCCGTGCGCAAGACGCCGGGCGGTGTGATCGAGGCCGCCAAATGGCTGACCGACCGCCGCGGCAAGTCCATGCACCCGGAGACGCTGCGGGCGAAGCTCAACGGCACCGAAGGCGAGTCGGTCACCATCGAAATCGCTGAGCTGCTGACGGAGTGGATGCAGCAGAAGGCGGGTGGCAGCGATTACGCACTGGAGTGGATGCAGGCACTGGCCAGCCAGTTCGGTATGTCTGTCGACGTCGTGCCGCCGGCGCCGGAAGGCGGCTGGCCCAACGAAATGACCGCCATCCAGATGAAGCTGTTGGAGATCACCAGCCGGGTGGGCAACCTGTCTGGCGCCGCGGTGGACGCGTTGGCCGATTCAAGGATCACCAGTGCCGAGGCCGGGCTGATGATCAGCGAGATTCGCGCGCTGCGGACCATGGCGCACCGCCTTGAGCGCAACGTGGCGCGCGCTGCAGGCAAGGGCAAGCAGGCGGGGAGGGCGGCGCGATGAGTGCCCTGGCCCGAGCCACCGATATCGACACCAGCTACGATGCCGCCGTGCACGTGGTATCCAGCGGCCTGCAGGCCATCCAGCAGGAGCGTGCCGCCAGTGCCCTCAACGTGCACCCCGGCATGACCAGCATGGAGCTGGCCAAGGCCTCCGGCCACGACCGCTACATGCTGGCCCGTCGCCTCCCTGAACTGCTTGAAGACGGCCGCGCGTGGCGTGGCCCGAAGAAGCCGTGCCAGGTCAGCGGCCGCAGCGCGTGCACCTGGTGGCCGGTTGCCCCGGGCGAGAACCTGGCACTGGGGCTCTGACATGAGTTTCGAAGCATTCGCATGGGCTGCCCGGCAGCGGGTCACCAGCACGCAGAAGCTTGTGCTGTTGATGCTGGCCGAGCGCCACAACAAGGACACCGGGCAGTGCCGCCCGAGCCACGAAACGCTGGCGGACGACTGCGGGCTTACCCGCCGCTCCGTGATTGACCAGATTGGGCGGCTGGCCGATGCCGGTTACATCACCGTCCTGGCGCGGGCAAACGGCAACGTCAAATTGCCCAACCAGTACCTGTTGAACTTCCATTTTGGCGTGCAGGCGAAGCCGAAGGCTCCGGACCATGACCCGTATCTGGTGGTGAACGACGTTCACCACCCTAGTGAACCAGGTTCACCAGGGGTAGTGAACGACGTTCCAGAGGTAGTGAACGACGTTCACCAGGGTAGTGAACGACGTGCACATGAACCAGTAATACAACCAGGAATAGAACCTAAGAGCAGAAAGAAGCGCGCAAGCGCGCCTGCCGCCCAACCGATGGAGCTGGATTTCTCTTCCTGGCCTTCCCCGCCGTCTCCGCAGGTACTCGGCGACTGGCTGCACCTGCGGCGCCAGCGCCGCGCTCCGGTCACGCCGACCGTGCTGGCCAGCTTCGGCACCGAGCTACACCTCGCCGCGCAGATGGGTTTCTCCGTCGATGACTGCCTGACGAAGTGCTGCAACCGCAACTGGCAGGGCTTTGAAGCCGCCTGGCTTGCCCGTGACACCCCGACCAACCACCGCAACGCTGGAGCCAACCATGCAATCGTTCACCCAGGTTCTGCCGACCACGTCACCCAGCTCCGCCAGCAGTACGAACGAGAGCAGGGAGGCGGTGGCCACGCTGGCGGCGCAGGAATTGTTGACGGCGAATTCACCGTCGTCCGGTGAGTCCGACGCGCGGGCAATGTCTGCGCTGTGGACCCTGTGGGAGCGCATGGCGGCCATGTTCCCGGCCAAGTGGGCCCGTGCGAATGGCGCGGCGCCGGTTGCGCAATCTGGGGCGCTGACGACGGCCGGGGAGGTCTGGCTGCAGGCAATCACCGGCCTGAGCCCGAAGAAGCTCGCCGCCGGCCTGTCGGCCTGCATGCGCGACGCCCTGGAATGGCCGCCGAACCCTCCGCGCTTCCGGGCCATGTGCTTTGACGTTCCGTCGCTCGCCCAGGTGCAGCAGGAAGTGCGGCCGGGCCGTGCGCAGTGCGGCTTTACCGTGCTGGTGCGGTCGTTCCTGGACCTGCACCACTACGCCAGCGCCGAGGACGGCTACCAGCAGAGCCGGATGCTGCAGGACGCCTACGAGCGCGCCGTGCGGCATGTGGTCGACGGCAAGCCGGTCCCCGAGCCCGCCCTGGGGTTGCCGCCTGTGCACCCAGTGGTGAACCCGGTGCGTGACCGCGATGCCGCACGCGCAGCCATGGCGCGCGCTGCGGCGGACCTGGGGTTCGATGGGGAAGGGCTGGCCGCCTGATGCGCTCGGACAACAACCAACTGGACATTTTCGTCCACGACCCCCGCCTGCAGCAGCCGGCGCTCAGGAAGCTGGCAAAGGCGTACCGGGCAGCTGCCGAGACAGCGCTGCGGGACGTGCAGTTCACCGCCACCGAGCGCCAAGAGCGACACGACTACTACCTGGCCGAGGCGAAGCGCCTTGAGGTCGAGGCCCGTAAATGCAACCGAGCGCCGCGCCGGCGCCGGGCCACCAATTCCAAAGGAGCAACTGCACCATGAAGCCGCTGGTCATCTACCACGCAAACTGCGCCGACGGGTTCACCGCGGCATGGGCTGTCCGTCAGGCGATGGACGCCGATTTCCACGCTGCGGTGCACGGGGCGCCGCCGTCGCCGGCAGAAGGCCGCGACCTGGTGCTGGTGGACTTCTGCTATCCGCCGCACGTGATGCTGGACCTCCAGCTGGTCGCCCACTCGATCCTGGTGCTGGACCACCACAAGAGCGCCGAGGCTGACCTGCCTGCCAATCCCAAGACAGCAGACGACCAGCTGACCGTTGTTCGCATTGAAGGATTCGACGTCGATGCCGACCCGACTTGGAGCCTCTTCCGCGGCTGGGTTGAGCAGGACAAGTGCGAGGGGATCCGGAAGGCCATGATCTACGCGCTGTTCGACATGGACCGCAGCGGGGCGGGCATCGCCTGGGACTTCTTCCACCCCGGCCAGGCACGGCCGGCTCTGATCGACCATGTGGAAGACCGCGACCTGTGGCGCTTCGCACTGCCGGGCACGCGCGACATCCAGGCGGCCGTCTTCAGCTATGCCTACCAGTTCGAGGTGTGGGACCGGCTGATGGCCACGCCGGTGGAGACGCTGCGCGCCCAAGGTGTTGCCATCGAGCGAAAGCACCACAAGGACGTGGCCGAGCTGGTGAAGGTTGCGAAGCGCCAGATGGTGATCGGCCACTACGACGTGCCGGTGGCGAGCCTGCCATACACCTTGGCCAGCGACGCCGGCCACCTGATGGCGAAGGGCCAGCCGTTCGCCGCCTGCTACTACGACAAGGAGGGCGGCCGGGTGTTCAGCCTGCGCTCGACCGACCGGGGAGTGGACGTCAGCGAGGTGGCCAAGCTGTACGGCGGTGGTGGGCATGCGCGCGCTGCAGGGTTCACGGTCCCGCGCGATCACGACTTGGCGCGGGCCTGATGTGGTCCAAGGCACCCCCGCCGACCGCCGCCGAGGGCGCCCGCATCGAGGCGTCCAAGGTGGGCCCGTGCATGGCATGCCTGTCGCTGGTGGTCCAAGGGCTACTGGACATTGAGCAGGTGTTCGTCGGAGGGGACTACCAGCACACCAAGTCCGGAGACCGTCGGCGCGGGCACTGGTTCGGCTTCTGCCTGTGCGTCTGGCACCACCGTCGACACCCCTTCGGCAACAACACCTTCGCCCAGATGCGCGAGAAGTGGGGCCCGAGCCTGATGGACGGCTCGCGGACCTTCCACGAAACGTACGGCACCGATGACGAGCTGATCGCTCAACAGACCTACATCAACGAAATCAGGCAGGCAGCATGACCACAGAGAACACCCGGAAGATCAACGCGCCCTTTATCCGGGCGCTGCTGGACAAACGTCAGTGCCCGGCGCCGTTCCACCTGCACGAGCTTTACCGGTGGATCGATGCAAGCCCAGGCCGCGAGCGAAAGGCGACCTACAACTCTGTCCGGGATCTTGCCAACGCGGGCTACCTGATCATGGTGACGGGTCCGTTCGGCACCGGCTACCAGGTCAGCGGGAAGGGCATGACCAGGCCCGGGCTGTCGGAGGATGAGCGCAGGGAGCGGAAACGGATCCGGAACGGCCGGCGCAGGGGAAAGGGAGGGCCAAGCACCCGCGCCGCCCGTGTCGGGATGCAGGCAGCCAATACGCCAACCCCCGCCAAGGTGAATCCATCGGCCCAGGGCGAGACGGTTGAGCAGTTCGAGGCAAGGGGCGGGACGGTGGAGCGACTGACCGCGTTCTGGGAACAGGCTGCATAGGGGAAACGGTCGCGGTCGGTGCGACGCGATGGCTGCAAGCTGGACGGATGGACCTGACCCGCTACGACGACAAGGCGCTGGCGCTGCTGAGCAGCATCCAGCAAGACATAGCCGCGATGCGATGGACGAGGGCGTGGACAGCCCCCGCCAGCCGCCGCGAGGCAGAGCAGGCACTGCGGCGGGCACGCGCGCTGCGCCGAGAAATCAATCGACGAAAGCATAAGGGGTAGGGGCATGGGGAACGTACGTGAGCTGCTGTCCAGCCGGATGGGGCCGACAACCGTTAAATTCGACACGGGCCGGGGCGGCACCCCCGACCTGACCACGCAGGACATTGCAGCGGCACTCGCTTACGTCCAGGACGGATTGGGCCGGGAGCTGCTGGAGGCACTGTGGTGGCCGGAGAGTGCTGCACGCCGCCGGGACTACTTACGCCAAGGGGTGATCGGGCTGGTCGCGCCCGAGTTCAACCGCCAGCAATTCGCGCTCAGCACGGCCAGGACCGAGTTCGGCATCGCCAAGGCGAGCATGGGGTGGGGTGGCGGTGCCGTTACGGACGTCCAGCGTAAAGAGGTGCGGCGGACCGAACTGGCGCTGGAGGTGGCGCGCGCTGGCACCTGGCCGAACAACACCATGGAGCAGCTGGGCGTACTGGCCGGTGCAGTGATAGATGAGATGGCGATGGCCTGCCCCTGCAAAAAGTGCGATGGAGTACGCACTCAGCCAGCCGAGGATGGTCTTGGCGTGATGAGGTGCGATGACTGCGCGGGAAGCGGGTTCGAACCTTTGAGCGGGCGTAAGCGTGCCGCTGCGATTGGGGCCGATTGCTCGGCATACAGCCGCTTTTGGCAGCCCGTATATGTGTGGATGCTCGGCCGCATGCGGGCGTTGGAGGAAGGTGCAGCGGCGGAGTTCGGAAGGGCACTGACGCGCGCTGCGTAGTGATGACTTGCTAGGTCATCAAAAACAGGGGCAATCTAGCCACTATCCAGACGCAAGCCCCGGCCACAGCCGGGGCTTTTTCTTTGCCCGCCATCCAGACCGGATTAACCCTCGCGCCAAGCCGGCAGCGAGGCGGGCGCCCCATAGACAGGATGGCCCCGCAGCTGCTGCCAGGCAGCTGGGGGCCGCCGCAGTACGCGCTTGTCAGCCGCGCGCCATTGGCCGTGATCCTGGTGCTCTCGAGAGCGCCGCGATTGTGGCTGAGACTCGTTTCATAGGCTGAGATTTGAAAACCAAGACCATATTTCCCTGGCCGGGGGGCAAAACCCGGCTTGCACATCACCTATTGCCGCTTATCGAGGGCGTACCTCACGCCTGCTATGTCGAGGCGTTTGCGGGCGGAGCAGCGATGCTGTTCGCGCGCCAGCCGGCAAAGGTTGAAGTGCTGAATGACACCCATGGCGAACTGGTACGGCTCTACAGGGTCGTGGCGAACCATCTGGACGAGTTCGTGCGGCACTTCCGGTGGTCGCTGACTAGCCGAGAAATGTACCGGTGGGCCCAGCTTCAGAACGTCGAGACGCTCACAGACATTCAGCGAGCCGCGCGCTTCTACTACCTGCAGAAGCTCTCCTTCGGCGGGAAGGTCACTGGCCAGACGCTTGGCGTCGGACCGACCGCGGCAAAGCGAATCAACCTGCTGCGGCTCGAGCAAGACCTCAGCGATGCGCACCTGCGCCTGCATGGCGTCGTGGTGGAGAACCTGCCATGGCAGAAATGCGTCAAGAAGTACGACACCGAGTCAACGCTCTTCCTTCTTGATCCGCCCTACTGGGCGACAGAGGGGTACGGGGGGGACTTTGGGCTCGAGCAGTACCAAGAGCTAGCCACGACGATGGCAAACCTGAAAGGCAGGGCAATCCTGACGATCAATGACCACCCGGCTATGCGCAGCATGTTCGGCCGTTTCCCGTCTGTCGAGGTGCCCATTCGGTACACGCTCGGCGGCGGCAATGGTGTTGGGCGTCAAGAGCTGATTTACACGACCTGGAGGCCTGACGGCTGGCCAGAAACCTAGAACACAAACCGGGAGGGGCAAGCATGCCGAACCGGATAAGCCACGGGGCAACCATGCGGGACGAAATAATCAGTACCGCGGCAGGTGCTGCGGCCAAGGTCACGCCGCCGATTGCGGTCGCCGGGGCGGTAGCGGGTGGCGTCAACCTCGACCGCCTGGTCGTCATCCTGACCGTCGTGTACCTGGTCGGACAGATCACCTACCTGGCTTGGCGCTGGGTCCGCGAGTGGCGGCAGTCGAAGGCGGCGAAGGTATGAGCCGGCAGCAGGGTGTGCCGCTCCGGACGATTGCCGCGGGGTTGGTGCTTAGCGCCGCTGGCTTTATCGCCATCGTTTCCCGCGAGGGCTACACGGAAACGGCAGTCATCCCGACGAGGAATGATCGACCGACCGTAGGGTTCGGGTCGACCTTCCACGCGGACGGCACACCGGTGCGTCTCGGCGACCGCACGACACCGGCACGGGCGCTTCACACCGCCCAGGCCCACATCGCCGGCGAAGAGAAGCGCTTTCGGGCTTCCCTGCCTGGTGTGTCCCTGACGCAGGGCGAATACGACCTGTATCTGGACTTCACCTACCAATACGGCACCGCCAACTGGCAGGGGTCGTCCATGCGCCGCCAGCTGCTCGTGGGCAACTACCGCGCAGCGTGCGATGCCCTGCTGCAGTGGAAGCGGGCAGGTGGGTATGACTGTTCGACGTTGGTTAATGGCCAGCCGAACAAGGTGTGTTGGGGCGTGTGGGATCGGCAGCGGGAGCGGCACGCCAAGTGCATTGCCGAGCTGGGCCAATGAGCCGGGCCTACCTCACTGCGGGCTTGCTGTTCGCGTGGCTGGCGTGCTGCGCCGTGTCGTTTGCAGTGGGCTGGTCGTGGCGGGGTGATCGGGCGGAACTTGCCGGGACTGTGGCCGCGAATGCTGCGACCCACGAAGCCCTGACCGGTGAGCAGGTAGCGCGGTCGGTCGACCGTGACCAGGTGAACGAAGTACAGCGGGCGGCCGACGTCGCCGATGACCGACAGGAACAGATCAATGCGGACTATCAAACGCGCATCGTGGCCGCTGCTGCTGGCCGCGATGGTGAGCTTGGGCGGCTGCGCAGCCACTGGGCCAGTTGCGAAACCAGCCGCCTGGCCGACGGTGCCGCCGCTGCCGCAGCAGCTGCAGAAGAAGACCGACTACGCCGGGTCAGTGCGGCGGGAATTGTACGAGCCTGCGAGCTTGCCCAGTCCGAGCGCGACGAAGCCGTAGACCGATATCAGGCCGTTGAAACGGCCATCAACGGCGCTAAGCGCCCCTGAAACTGGAGATCATCATGGCCCGTACCATCAAACTGCTGGGCGTGACCCTGTGGCCGCCGCTGTCCGTCCGCCTGCGCGACCTTGAGGCGCGCGTGGTGCGTGCGGAGAGCAGCATCGCAACCACCACTGGCCACGTGCTGCCTTCCCTCAATGAGCGAATCGACGAGGTGGACCGCGCGGCGGGCACGGTTACCCGAGGGCTGGACTCCCGGGTGATCGCTCTTGAGCAGCGCCTGTCGGCGCCCAAGCCGGTTCTGGCCGTAGCCAAGCGGAAAGGCGCCCGCGCACCCGCCCGGCGTCGCTGATGCCGCCGGGCCGCAGCGGCAAGGGGATGCTGGCGTTGGGCCGGCTCAAGCGCGGCCAGATGAACAAGACCGAGCAGTTATATGCGGCCGAGCTGCAGAGGCTTCAGCACGCCGGCAACGTCCAGTGGTTCCGGTTCGAAGGCATCAAGCTGCGACTGGCCGACAACACGTTCTACACCGCTGACTTCGCGGTGCTGGCCGCCGATGGCGTGTTGGAGATGCACGAGGTCAAGGGGTTCTGGATGGACGACGCCAGGGCCAAGATCAAGATCGCAGCGGACCAGTATCCGCTCCGCTTCGTGGCAGTACGCGCGAAGCCTAAGAAGGATGGAGGCGGCTGGGCCGTCGAGGAATTCTGATGGACGAACGCATTGATCGGTTGGTCACGCTGGCCGAGCAGCAGCACGCAACCGCCGTGGCGCAGGGCGAACAGATTGCATTGCTCACCCAGCACATTGGGCTGCTGACGCAGTCGGTCGTGTTGTTGCTCGGCGAGGAAGCGGGAGCGCCAGTTGCGGATCCCGACGGCGAGGCGGCGACCAAGCGCACCGACCTGGACGGGGTCGAGTACTGATGCCTACCAGGCCAGCACAGCACCGGCCCACCGGCTGGAAGCCCTACAAGGAAGACACCCGCCAGGTGAAGCGCAGGCAGATGCGCCGCGCACTGCCGACCAACTCGACCGTGTGGCGCAAGATGCGCGCTGTGCACCTGGCACGAGAGCCGCTTTGCCGGGCGTGTGCCCTCAAGAGCCGGGTCACGGCCGCCACCGACGTCGATCACATCGACGGCGACGACGCCAACAACGAGCCGAGCAACCTGCAGTCGCTGTGCCACCCCTGCCACAGCGCGAAGACGGCGCGGGAGAACGGCGGATTCGGTCGGGCGGCGATGCCGCAGGGCACCTACGCGCCGTTCCGCGGTGACGAGAGTTATCCACAGAAACCTGAACGAAAGGGGAGGGGGAGGGCAAAAGTTGAGGCCGACCCCGGCCCGATACGCGCCCCCTCCTTTCCTCTCGCGTCCGCAGAATTTGAGTTTCAGTTGGAGCGACCAAAGTGGCCCGGCACAAGCAACCGAGGGAGCTGGCCGAGCTGAAGGGAGCCACCAAAAAGGACCCCCAGCGCTACAAGAAGGAAGCGCCCACCACTGGCAAGGCGCTCGGCAAGCCGCCCGCCCATCTGCCCGAGGACGTGGTCACCGTCTGGAAGGAGCTGGAAAAGTGCTCCCTGCCTGGCGTGCTGACCAGCGCCGACCGCTTCGTGCTGGAGGTAGCGGCATCACTGCTCGTGGAGTTCCGTGCCAACCGCGCTGAGTTCAAGGCGGCCAAGTACTCGCACCTGATCGGCTGCCTGGCGCGGCTCGGCCTCACGCCGGCGGATCGCCAGAAGCTTGGGACCGAGAAGACCCGGGAGGGCAACCCATTCGACGAGTTCTGATGCATGACGCCGAGCGAATCTGCCAAGGCCTACGCACGAAGCGTGGTGGCCGGGAAGATTCCGGCAGGCCGATACATCGTGCTTGCGTGCCAGCGCTTCCTGGATGACCTGAAACGAACCGGGCCGGACTGGCCCTACAAGTACGACGCGGCCAAGGCTGATCGCGCGGTCAAGTTCCAGCAGCTGATGCCCCACACAAAGGGCAAGTGGGCTGCCAAAAAGCAACTGCTGGTGTATGAGCCGTGGCAGCACTTCATCGAGTGCAACCTGTTCGGCTGGGTCCGCAAGAAAACCGGCATGCGCCGCTTTCGAGAGTCCTACGAAGAGATCCCGCGCAAGAACGGTAAGTCGCTGCGCCTGGCGGCCCGGGGCTTGTACCTGTTCGCCGCCGACGGCGAGGCCGGCGCCGAGGTCTACTCAGGCGCCACCAGCGAGAAACAGGCGTTCGAGGTGTACCGGCCAGCATGGCAGATGGTGCAGAAGATGCCCGCGCTGCGGTCGCGCTTCGGCATCGAGCAGTCTGGCAACCCGAAGAACCCCGGCTCGATGTTCGTCATGGAGGACATGTCGAAGTTCGAGCCCATGATCGGCAAGCCCGGCGACGGCTCCAGCCCCCACGCGGCCCTGGTGGATGAGTACCACGAGCATGACGACGACCACATGGTCGACGCCATGCAGACGGGCATGGGCGCCCGCGAACAGCCGCTGTTGGGGATCATCACTACCGCCGGCACGAACCTGGGCGGGCCGTGCTTCGAGAAGCGCCGGGACGTCATCCGGATCCTTGAGGGCGAGGTTCAGGACGACACGATCTTCGGGATGATCTTCGGGATCGACGAGGACGACCGGTGGGATGATCCGGCCAGCCTGCGCAAGGCGAACCCCAACTACGGGGTGTCGGTCTTCGAAGAGTTCCTGCTGGCGCAGTTGGCGCAAGCGAAGCGCTCGGCCAGCAAACAGAGCGCGTTCCGCACCAAGCACCTGAACGACTGGGTGGGCGCAAAGCTCGCTTGGATGAACATGCTGGCGTGGCAGAAGCAAAAGCGCGTCTTTGATCTGGATGGCTTCGAAGGGTGCCGGTGCTGGGTCGGCGTCGACCTGGCTTCAAAGCTGGACGTCGCCGCGGTGGTGATGCTGTTCGAGAAGAACGGCGGCTACTACGTCGTGCCGCGCTTCTACGTGCCGCAGTCGGCGGTTGATGAGAACGAGCGTTACCAGCTCTACGTGCTGGACGGTTTGATGGTGGCCACGCCCGGGAACATGACCGATTACGCCTTCATCGAAGAAGAGCTGAAGGAGCTGGCGGCCCGAGGGATCGACATTCAAGACATTGCGTTCGACCCGACACAGGCCACGTACGTCATGACCCGCTTGGGCCAGGAAGGGCTGCCGGTGGTGGAAATGGCCCAGTCGGTCCGCAACCTGTCCGAACCGATGAAGGAAGTGGAAGCGCTGATCCTATCTCACCAGCTCTGGCACGACGGCAACGCCGCCATGACCTGGATGATTGGCAACGTGGTGGCAAGGATGGATGCGAAGGAACACGTGTATCCCCGCAAGGAATCCAACGACAACAAGATCGACGGCGCTGTGGCGCTGATCATGGCCATGGCTCGCGCAATGCAGGCGCAAGAGACCGGGCAAATCCAACAGGGCTTCGTGGTGATGGACTGATGAGCGCAAATATTGCACGCGACCGCTTGGCGGTAGTCGTTGGCGTTGATCGTGCGGTCCGCGCCCTGGCGCCGGCCGCCGTCGCGCTGGCAGAGGGTGAAACCGTATCGTCAGCCGACAGGGGGATTTTCGAGATCTTCGGCAACCCGGCGACCGCCTCGGGCGCTGTCGTAACCGACAAGACGGCTATGCGGGTGTCTGCTGTCTACAGCTGCGTCAGCCTGATCGCTGGCTCTATCGCGCAGCTGCCGCTGCCGGTCTTTGAGCGGTTGGACGAGGGCCGAAAGCGCGCGAAGCACGACTACTGGTGGATCCTGAACGAACAGTTCGGACCAGCATGGGCAGCTTCTACCGCTTGGGAGTTCCTGATTGCCCAGATGCTGCTGCGCGGCGACGGCATCGCATACGCCGTACGGAATCGGGGCGGCAAGATTACCGGTGCAATCCCGTGGCCTCGCGACCGGGTCACCATTGTGCAGCAGGAGCGGACCAGCCCCCGCGAGCCCACGCGGCTGCAGTACACGTTCCACGACAGCATCGGCTACTTCACGGTAGACCAGGACGACGTCATCCATATCCCGGGCTTCGGCTTCAACGGCGTCAGCTCCATGTCGGTGATTCAGTGGGGTGCGCGAAACGGTATTGGAATCGCCATCCAGGGCGACGAGCATGCCGGCAAGTTCTTTAGCGAGGGTGGGAAGCCGGAGGTGGCAATTACAGCCACCAACAAGATGACGCCCGAGATGCAGGAGGGCTTCCGGGACGCGTGGGTCAAGAAATACGGCGGAACCCAGGGCAACCGCCGAATCCCGCTGATCCTGACCGAGGGTCTCGACGTCAAGGAACTGACCATGTCTGCCGTCGACCAACAGCTGCTGGAGTCTCGGCAGTGGCAGGTGATCGATATCGCCCGGGCGTTTGGCGTGCCGCCGCACATGATCGGGGAAACGACGAAAGCCAGTAGCTTCGGCACCGGTATTGAGTCGATGGGCATTGGCTTCGTCAAGTTCACCCTTGGCGCCCATCTCAAGCGGATCAAGGACGAGCTGAACCGCAAGCTGTTCCGGACCGAACGTTTCTACGTTGAACACAACGTCGACGGATTCATGGCTGGCGACTCCAAGGCGCAGGCTGAGTACTTCAGCAAGGCGCTCGGTGGACCAGGTGCCCAAGGCTGGATGTACGTCAACGAGGTGCGGCGCCTCAAGAACCTGCCGTCGATCCCGGGCGGCGACACGCTGTATTTGCCGACCACGCCGGCCAAACCCACCGATAGCAAGAAAGACCCCGACAGGACTGATGACGATGACGATCCCGAAGCTTCTGCAGCTCGCACGTAACAACGCGTCGGCCGCCAAGCCGCTGCGTGCCGAGGCCAGCGATGGCGTGGCCACCATCTATCTGCACGGCGTGATCGGCGGCTGGTGGGGCGATATCGACGAAACGCGCTTCGTTCAGGAGCTGGCAGCGCTCGACGTCGACACCATCCACCTGCGCATCGATTCCCCCGGCGGCGACGTGTTCGCGGCTCGCTCGATGATGACCGCGATTGCCCAGCACAAGGCAAAGGTGGTCGCCCACGTTGATGGGCTGGCGGCATCGGCGGCCACGGGTGTATGCATGGCATGCGATGAGGTGGAGATCACCCAGGGTGCCGGCTTCATGATCCACAACGCGTGGACCATCGCCATCGGCAACAAGGCTGAGATGGCGAAGACTGGCGAGCTGCTGGGCAAGATCGACACGGGCCTGGCCGGGGACTACACGCGCAGGTCGGGACAGACCGCCGAGCAGGTCGTGCAGTGGATGGATGCCGAAACCTGGTTCACGGCAGACGAGGCCGTTGCAAACGGCTTCGCCGACAAGGTCGTCGAGGTCGTGGGCAAGAAGGCCGCGGCCAACAGCTGGGACCTGTCGGCCTACAACAACGCCCCGGCCGCCTTGGCCAAGCCCAAGAACACCGCGCGCGATGACGACGCTGCCATCGCCGCCCACCGTACCGGGCTTGATCGGCGCCTCGCGCTGCTCGAGCGCGTGCCTGCGTAAGCGACTCCCGCCCGCAGTTCATCAGCCGCCGTGAGGCGGTTTTTTTTCGCCCAAAGGAAACAGACCGATGACTTTCAGCATTCAGGCCGAGCGGGAGCGCCGCAACGCGCTGGCAAAGGACACCCGCAATCTGCTGGACACCAGCACCGGCGACGGCAACGCCTGGACCCCGGAGAACCAGGCCAAGTACGACGCAAACATCGCCGATATCGAGCGCATCGACGCCGCCATCGAGCGTCACCAGAAGGTCATGGACCTGACGGCGGAGAACCACCTGCGCGATGCCGGCGTACGCGAACACCCGGCCCCGAACAACAGTGATCGCCCGCAGGATCGCAAGCTCTTCGACAAGTGGGCGCGCGGCGGCGACAAGGCGCTGACCGCCGAGGACTGGACCCAGATCAACGCCGCGATGAGCGGCAACCCGAATCTGAACCCGGAGCAGGGCGGTTACACCGTCCCCACCACCCTGGCGTCGCAGATCCTGGAAGCGCTGAAGGACTTCGGCGGCATGCGCCGTGTGGCCGACGTGTTCAGCACTGCCGGCGGCGAGCCGATGCAGTACCCGACCAGCGACGGCACCTCGGAAGAGGGCGAGATCGTCGCGGAGAACCAGTCGGCGACCGACGAAGACGTCGCGTTCGGTACGAAGGGGCTCACCGTCCACAAGTACAGCTCCAAGGTGGTCACCGTGCCGTGGGAGCTTCTGCAGGACACCAGCGCGGATATCGAAGGCTTCATCACCAACCGCCTTCAGACGCGCCTGGGCCGCGTCACCAACCGTCACTACACCACGGGCACCGGTGTTGGTCAGCCCATGGGTCTGATCACCGCCGCCAGCAACGGCCGGATCGGCCTGGTGTCGGCAATTCCGCAGATCCTGTACGACGATCTGATCGACCTGGAACACAGCGTCGATACCGCCTACCGGGCAAACGGCAAATGGATGTTCCACGACGACATGCTGAAGCTGGTGCGCAAGGTGAAGGACGACACCGGCCGCCCGATCTTCGTGCCGGGCTACGAGCAGGGCAATCCCGGCGGCGCCCCCGACCGCCTGCTCAACCGCGATATCGAGATCAACCAGCACATGGCCAGTCCCGCAGCCGGTGCGCGTTCCATCGCGTTCGGTGACTTCAGCTACTACAAGATCCGCGACGTGATGGCGGTGACGCTGTTCCGCTTCAACGACTCCGCCTATGTCAAGAAGGGGCAGGTGGGCTTCCTTGCCTGGATGCGCAGCGGCGGCAACCTGGTCGACGTCGGCGGCGCCGTCAAGACCTTCCAGCACGGCGCCGCGGCCTAACGGCCAGCGCGGTCCATCAGGGGGCGTCCATCGGGGCGCTCCCCTCTCACCAGGAACAGACCATGGCAAAGCAGAAACCGCAGCCGGCACCCATTGGCGAGCCCACGGCGGTCGCGCCGGGCGATGCACCGTCCGTGGAGCCGGCCACCGCACTTGACACCGCCGGCGAAGGTTCGTCCCTCGATCCCGGGGTAGCGTTGGTGGGGAACCCGCCAGACGTGGCGAACGGGGCCGCCGATGGCAGCGACCAGCCCGGCCCTTCGGCGGCGACGACCGATGCGCTGCCGGCACCGGAGGCACGCGAAACGGTGCGGGCGCTGGTGTTGAGCGACGGTCCATTCGGCCGCTGCGGTGATGTGCGCGAGTTCGACTCCGCACATGCCGCTGATATTGAGGCCGGCGGCTTCATCGACACCCACCCCAACGCGGTCGCGTTGGCAAAGGGGGGCTGATCCATGCTGCGTACGCGAATCCCAGCCACTGAAGAGCCGGTGTCGCTGGAGGAAGCGAAAGCGCACCTGGCAGTGATCCACGCCGCTGATGACTTGTTGATCGGTGCCATGATCGTGGCGGCTCGCGAAGTGGTGGAGCGCGCCACGGCCTACGCGCTGGTGGTGGCCAGCTATGAATGGACCCCCGTGGGCGACAGGTGCGCGCCCTTACCGATAGAGCCTGCGGCCGTGACCAGCGCCGCTGGTGATCGGCCGGTGCTGTTCGACACCGTGCCCGGCCCTGTGCCGGCACCGCTGCGCGCGGCGATTCTGCTGCTGGTGGGCGACCTGTATGCGAACCGGGAGGCCGGCATCACCGGCACCATCCATGTGGAGAACCCCACGGTGGATCGCCTGATGTTTCCCTACCGGCGGGTGGCACCGTGAGGCGGGCGGGCAAGTACCGGCACCGCATCACCCTCCAGGAATTCACCGTGTCGCGCGATCCGCTGGGCGGAGATACCAAAGCCTGGGTGGATTGGCACAAGGATGTGCCAGCTGAAGTCGTGCCACTGTCTGGGCGCGAGTTCACCGCGGCCAGCGCCGAGCATGGGCAGGTCACCGCCCGGATGGAAATTCCGTATCTGCCGGGCGTTCTGAACACGATGCGGGTGACCTTCGACGGGCAGGCGTACGCGATCCGGGCAGCGCTGCCGGACCCCACCGCCAGAAGCCACATCAACCTGATGGTGGATGCCGGGGTTTCCGATGGCTGAGCCAGTTGAAATCCGTGGCTTGGCGGGCCTGCTCGCTTCGCTGCGGGAGCTGCCCAAGGAAGTCAGGGGCAAGCCTCTGCAGGTCGGCATGCGAAAGGGCGGCAACCTGATCCGCGACGAGGCACGCCAGCGCGTCCCACGAGCGTCGGGCTTTTTGGCAACCCAGATCGTCGTGCGCCGGGCAAACGCGAAGAACCGTCGCAAGGCGGGTGTGGGCACAGACGGCGAGTACTACACGGTAGGCGTCCGCACCGGTAAGCGGGTCAAGTATGCCAACACGAAGCGCAACCGGCGGATGCGGCGTGCCGGCAAGCTCTACGAGCAGAGCGGGTGGGCGTACTACTGGCGCCACGTGGAGTTCGGCAGCAAGAAGATGGCCGCCCAGCCGTTCCTGACGCCGGCAGCGGAGGCCAGAGGGCCGCAGGCCGCGCAGGTCATCATCGACGAGACGGTGGCCGCCATGGACAAGCTGATGAAGGCAAGGGGGTGGAAATGATGGTGCCGTTGATCCAGTCGATTCTGGAGGCCAGCGCCCCGGTGCGCGCGCAGCTTGGCGATGATCCCATGCGGCTTTGGCCCAGGGTCGCGCCCGAGGGCGCTGGGCTCCCTTATGCAACTTGGGACGTTGTGGGCGGTGCACCTCTGCCGCAGCTCAACGACCCGCCGCCGGCCGATGGCTGGCGTGTCCGCCTTGTGGTCTGGGGTGGCAGCGCAACGGAGGCTAATGCCGCGGCGGTGGCCATCCGGACCGAGATCGAGCGATGCGGAAGCATCGAGTCCTACAACCCTTCGCCTGATGACGGCGACACCGGCGCCTTCGGCATTTCCTTCGACGTGCGGCTCCTGGCTATCCGGTAGCAACACACCACTGCAACCCAGCCGCCGGCGCAAGCCGGTTTTTTTGTGCCCGGCGACCGGGCCCCATCCGAGAGGTAAACCCCAATGAGCGTTATCAAGTCCAAGCATACCCAGCTGTTTATCGCTATCGCTGCGGCCGAGGTCATCAAGGTGACCCGCCTGCGTTCGGTCGGCTTCCCTGACGGCCAGGCGTCGGAAATCGACATTTCCGACTTCGATGATGACTGGGACCAGTTCGTTGCCGGCCGCAAGGCTACTGGCAGCACCACCATCGAGATCAACTACGACGCCACCGACCACGAGAAGATCGAGGCACTGCATACCAGTGGCGCCGTCGTCGACTTCCTGGTCACCGCGCCGAAGTCGGAAACCGCAGGCGTTGAAAAGCCCGTGGCTGTGGATGGCGTGATCACGCCGCCCACCGACGTGGTGTCCAAGCAGTTCAAGGGCTTCGTCCAGAATTTCGCGGTCCAGGTCGCCGACAACGATATCTGGAAGGCCACCATCACCATCCGCGGTTCCGGCGCGGTCACCACCCACCGCCCGGCGCCCTGATCGCATCAACGGCGCTCTCTCTTTCGGCCCGCCTCGGCGGGCCTTCTCTTTGGTTGGGCGCGCGGGAAACCCCGCGTGTTAGCCGTGCGCGGCCTGCGCGCCCAGCCACCACTTCAGGAAACGGCCCATGAGCAAGACCAACGAAATCACGACCGACACCGTCGCCAGCCAGCAGAGCGTGCTGCAGGCGTTCACCAGCCTGGGCATGTTCGCGTCCAAAGACGTGCACGCCGATACCGTCACCCTCCCGAATGGCGATAAGGCACAGTTCTATGTGCGCGAACTGCCGGACGCCGAGTTCCGCAAGCTGTTCCAGGATGGCGACCGCGCCAAGCTGATCGCCTCCACAATCTGCGACGAGGACGGCAAGCCGGTCATGACCGACAAGCAGGCCGCTCAGCTGAAGCCGCTGGTAGCTGCCGAGTTGCAGCAGGTGGCGATGAAGCACTCCGGCTTTGGCGCGAAAGCCGCTGATGCCCAGGCCGAGGCGGGAAACGCCTAAGGCAGCGCGGCGAGGCCTGGTTCTGGCACGTCCTGGCCGGTCACCTGCACCGCACGGTGGCCGAGCTTCGGGCGACCATGTCGCGCCGCGAGTACCTGGAATGGTGGGAGTTCCACAAACGGAACCCCATCGATCCGGTCGCCCTGCACATCAAGCCTGCCGCCTTCGTTGCCTTCACCACCGCCGCGCACAGCCAGGCTGGCACCAAGCGCGGCATGCAGGACTTCATGGACGTGTTGGTGCCCCGATCCGATGAGGACGAGGCGCAGGACTGGTTCGACAATTTGGGATAACCCATGGCTGACACTTTCGGGCGCTTCGCTGCGCTACCCATCGGCCCGTTGCTGGCCGCGCGCGATGGCGGGCTGACGCTGGCCACCACCGCCGCTGCCGACCTGGGCCGCATGGCACTCTCGGACTTCGCGCTCAGCACTGGCACCGCCGGGGTTGAGTTCGCTGTCTGGGGTGACGACGTACTGGTCGCCATGGTCGGGGTCGTTTCGCCGGCCGCACCGCTGGAGGCACACCCCGGGGCAAGCGCTGCGGGCATTGGTTGGGAGCTGGCCACCGGACGGGTGCTGCAGGGCAACGGCGCGATCACCAGCGGGCTGCCGGCGGTGAAGCACGGTGACATGGTGGGGCTGCGCCTGACCTTCGGCAGCCCCACAGTGCTGCAGCTGTACCTCAACGGCACGCAGGTGCACCAGCGCGAGATCAACCTGGCTGGCCCACTGCACTTCGCCGCGACGCTCTCCGCCACCAAGGCGGGTGGGTTGTGCATGGCGGTGAACGCCGGCCAGTGGGCAGCGCGCAGCGCCGCCGCAGACGCGGGTTGGCGGCTCCCTGGTGCCGTGTCGGGCATCACCCGCTTGGCTGACATGGATTGGCTGACCGCGCCCGGTGACAGCCCGGCCAATGCGCGCTACGAGGGGTTGCTCGCGGACGGCTTGAGCCTTATCAGCGAGATCAACTTCTGGCCTTGGGGCGGTGACCCGGTGAGCCAAACCAGCGCGGCCGAGTGCGTCGTGCTGGATGCCGACGGGCTGCTGGATGATCTGGCACTCAGCGGTGGGGCTGGCCTGCCGGTGCAGATCCGGGCCGGCGCACTGGGTGGCATGCTGGCCGATGCTACCGACGTGTTCCGGTTCACGGTGGACCGGATCGAGATCAACGACGACGGCAGCAAGACCTTCCGTTTCCGGGACGCCCACGACGACCTGGATGCCACCATCAACCGCGGCGTGTTCCTGCCCAACATCCCCGCGCTGGCGTGGAAGCCGCAGCCGGCGGTAATCGGTGCGGTGGCCAGCGTGCCGGCGATGGGCGCCAATTCGGATGCGACGGCCATGTTCGTGGCCGACGGCCCGATCTACGCAGATGCGGTCATGGATCGGGCCGACCTGATGGAGCCCGGCACGTTCACGGTTTCGCCCGACGGGCAGCAGCTGCTGATGAAGTCGCCGCCGGTCACGCCGGTGGTGGCCGATGTGTCGAGCGTCGGGCCCGGGCAGCAGCCGGCCAAGCTGCGGCAGGCGATGGCGGATCTGATGGGGCGCTTGGGCAAGGCCGCATGGTCGGCGGCCGATTGCTCGGCCATTGACGCGGCCACAGGCTATGCCGGTATCGGCTACTACGCCAGTAATGCGGTGACCGGGCGCGACGCCATGAACGCCATGCTGCCGAGTTATGGGGTGGGGTGCTACCAGGACCCGAACGGGGTCCTGCGGTTCGCCCGCGTCGTCGCCCCTGAGACGTTCGACGGCCCGCCCGCCTTCAACCTGGGCGGGGACGACCTGGCCGAGGATCTTCTGGCGGTGCCCGACGATGCCCCGAACCTGACGCGCCGCATGGCCTACCGACCCAACGCGCAGGCGCTGGCCGCATCGGACATGGTCACCGACGTAGTGGACGTGCCGCAGGCGCGCCGCGACGAGCTGTCCGGGCTGTTCCGCGCTCAGGTGTACGGCGGTGCGCCGCTGCACCCGCACTACCGGCGGGCCGATTCGGCCGATCCGGTGATCTCTCTGTTCTGGGATGCCGGGGATGCCCAGGCGGAAATAGAGCGCGTCGTGTCGATCTACCGCACGCAGCGGTTCTTCTACCGCGTCAGCGTTCGCGGCGACCAGGACCTGGCGCCGCAGCCGGGTCAGGTGGGCCGGCTGACGTACAACCGATATGACCTGCACGACGGCAAGCCGGTGCTGGTCCGGCGCGTAGAGCGCAACCCTGCCACGGGGGACGTGGTGCTGACGGTGTGGGGGTGATGCGGTGCTGATTGGTTATGGAATTCCCCCGGCGTCGGTCGCCCTGGTCGGCGGCACCTGGCTCACCGACGATGGGGGCGCCGCGCTGTTCGACGGCAGGCCGGCGCGTCGGGCACGCATCGCGCGTACCGGAGCGCTGGCCATCAACATCACCCTGGCCGAGGCCATTGTGCCGGGCATCATCGCGGTCCTGGGCCTGAACGTGCCACCGGGCGTACTGGTCACGGCCGCCGGCGCCAGCGCCACGACCATTCGCCTGCCCGACGGCAGCGTATGCGCCTGGCTGTTCCCCACGGGCAATGCGCTGGTTAGCGCCGTGGCCGTCACCATCGCCACCGTCGTGACCAACATCGATGTGGGCGAGATCGCCGTGTTTAGCGCGGTGGACGTGGGCATCGCGGACGGCTGGGCGGTGGCACGCATCGATAGCAGCGTGCACACCCGGACCAAGGGCAGCCAGGTCAACACGGTGCCGGGGCCGACCTATCGGAAGCTGACCGCCACGCTAAGCGGGCGGCCGACCGAAGTGGCGCGCAAGGGAGGCTTGGCCGGCACCGACTGGGAGACGGTGGGGATCGCACTATCCGGTCGCCGGCGCGGCTGCGTGGTGCCGCAGTACCGGGACATGATGACCAAGGCATTCGACCCGGTGCTGGCCGCGCGCACCGCGCTGTATGGCTACGCGAGCCAGTTGCCCACGGTGGAGAACATCAGTCGGCAGTACTTCACCGGGTACATGGAATTTGAAGAGATCCCTGGCTGAACTTGGGGCATGAACAGGCTAGTGCGACAATTCCACGACACAAAACGGAGCAACCGGAATGTTGGAAGAATTAAAGGAGTTTCGACGCACAGTGTATGGCGACCCCGAAGAGAAGCCTGCCGCCGCGCGTACATCCGCGGCAACCGGGGTGCTGATCTTTGTCGGTGTGTTGTTGCTGATCGGGGGGCTGTTCACCCTGACCAACGCAACGCTCGGGGTGGGTCTCATTGGGATAGCCATCTTTCTTTCCGTTCTGGCCAGGTTGGCGCAGGCTCGCGCCCAGCAGCGTGAGCTGATCGAGCATTTGCGCAAGTAACACCATCCCCTGAGACGTATCCCAAGGCCCGCACACAGCGGGCCTTTTTCGTTTGGAGTGCCCATGAGTCTCTACACACTTACCGTCGACCTGCTCGCCAAGACGGGGAGCTTCGAAAAGGACATGGGCAAGGCTGCCCGGCAAGCCGAGCAGGCTATGACCCAGATGCAGGGGCGAATCTCCGGTGCGCTGAGTGGATTGTCGGCCAAGTTCGCAGCCTTCAGCGGCGTGATCTCCGCAGGCGCTATCACAACTGCCTTCATTCGGAACACCATCGACGCTCAGAACGAGCTGGCACAGCTCAACGCAGTGCTTCGATCTACCGGCGAGGCGGCTGGCTTCAACAGCATGCAGCTGATGAAGATGGCCGACACCATGGCCCAAGCCACCACGCACAGCGCTGGTGAGATCGTGAAGGCTCAAACGCGCCTGCTCTCCTACAGCAGCATCGTGGGTGAACAGTTCCCGCGCGCGCTGCAGATGGCTATCGATCAGTCCGCACGGCTTGGCGAGGGCATTGAACAATCTGCTGAGACCATTGGCAAGGCGCTGGAGAAGCCGTCGCAAGGTGTCACGGCGCTCACCAAGCAAGGATTCCGATTTGAGGAATCGCAAAAACAGGTGATGAAGGCCCTGGAGGACACGGGGCGCCTGGCCGAAGCGCAGGCAATGGTGCTTGATGTGATGGGGGAGAGCTACGCCGGGGCTGCGGAGGCCGCCCGCGACACATTTGGCGGGGCGGTCATAGGGCTTAAGAACACGCTCAACGACCTGCTGACGGGCGACACCGGTGGAGAAGGGCTGAAGGGCGTAACCGGGGCGATCAACGATCTTACGGGGACACTCAACGACCCTTCCGTCCGTGACGGATTCGCGTCTGCAGCCGAAGGAATGATCTTGCTCGCGGCCAAGGCTGCCGAGGCGATGGCCATGGTAGGTGGCCTGTACGAGATCCTGAATCAGGCGCCGAAGGCTCTGTCGGAGAAGAACGACAGTGGGTTGATTCAAGAGCGCTTGCGGGTGCAAGAGCGGGTGGGGGCGGCTCAAGACCTGGTAGAGCGGGCGCGCAAGGGACAAGCCAAGTGGTACGAGGGCCCCGTGTTTGGCGCCTCCAACGGCGCTTCCAACGTCGCCAGCTGGGAGGCCTACGCAAAAGAGCAACAGCAGCAACTGGATAAGATCGACGCGACGATTGCACATCGACGCTTGCTGGATCAGGCGGCTGGCGTTCGAATCATCGATGACGGCCAGGCTCTGCCCGAGTCGGTGTTCAAGAACCACCCCGTCCCCAAGCCGGCGGACGACGGCAAGAAGAAGGCAAAACCAGGCGGTTCCACCCAAACGCGTCAGGTCAGCGATCTTGAAAGGTTCGCGCAGCAGGCGGCGCGGGCCGCCGCGGCAATGCGGGGGCCTCTTGATGAGGCGATGACCAAGCACCTGCAGAACATGGCGCAGTACAACTCCCTTGTGGCAAAAGGGAACATCGCCCAAGGCGACGCCAACGTACTGATGGCCCAAAGCGCCACGGAATATGCGAAGGTCGCTGCGCAGGTGGAGCAGGCGCTAGGTGGCCCCGAGGCGTTGATTGCCGCCATGAACGGCGAGCTGGCGGAGCTGGGCAAAGTCGGCCGCGCGCGCGAGCTGTACCGCCGGCAGCTGATGAACGAACGCGACATGCGCCAGGAACTGCAGAAGGCAGTCGAGGCCGCCGGCAGCAAGGAAGCACTGGCGCTGGCCAAGGGGGCGGGCAGCTACGAGCAGTACGAACGGTCGATGCTGGACGCCGCCGATGCGGCGGCGGCCCTATCTCTTCAGGTGGAAGAAGGGGCCGCCAACGTCGAAGCCTGGGCGAACGTCGTGTTGCATGGCGTGGACGGCGCCGCTGACGCCATGGCCGACTTCGTGGCCAGTGGCTTGCGTGACTTCAACGGTCTGTGGGATGACCTGAAGGACACGGCAAAGCAGGGGTTGCGCGACCTTGCCCGGGAGCTGCTGCAGCAGAAACTGGTGATCCCGATCCAGACCAGGATCATGGACGGCATCAGCAACTGGGGCAGCCAAGGCGGCGGCTTCAGCATGGATAGCCTGATGGGGCTGTTCGGCGGCAACGGCTCGGCCGGTGGTGGGCAGAACGTTGGCAATCTCGCCGGGATTCTGTCCAAGGGGCAGGGGCTGTTCAGCGGGGGAACGGCCGCCGCCGGTGCCACCAATGCATATTTTGGGATCGGCTCGTCGGCCGGCTCGATGGCTGGATTCGGCAGCAACGTGGCCGGCTTCGCAGGCGGTGGTGCAAGTGCTGGAGCTGGCGCGGGAGCGGCCGGTTCGACCGCTGCGGCGGCTGTGCCGATCATTGGCTGGATCGTCGCCGGCATGATGAAGAACGCCGAGCTGTTCGACCAAGGCTGGGATATTGCCAACGGCGAAAGCTGGGCCGGCAAGATCGCCACCGCCGGTGCGGTGGGCCTCGCGGACAAGGGGTTCCGTGGGCTGGGCTTCAACGACAAGACCGCATCGATCCTGTCCGGGTCCAGCATCCACGCCAAGCTGTTCGGTCGCAGCGCACCCAAGGTGACCGGGCAGGGCCTCACCGGCAGCTACGGCTTCGGTGGATTCGACGGCCAGTCCTATGCGGATATCAAGGCCAAGGGAGGCATGTTCCGCAGCGACAAGAAGTGGACGCAGTACGGTTCACTTGACCCGGGCATCGACCGCACCTTCGACATGGCCGCGCGCCAGGTGCGCGGCGCCACGACGGACCTGGCCAAACAGCTGGGCGTCGACCTGTCGGGGCAGCTGGCCGGGGTGAAGGTGTCGCTGGGCAAGCTGCAGCTGTCGGCCGATTCGGCCGAGGCGAAGTCGCAGCTGGAGGCCTATCTCGGCGACATGACCGACAGGCTGTTCACCGAGGCGGTGAAGGCGGCCGGGTTCGGTGGCCAGCTGGATGGGTACTTCGAGGCGTCCGACGTCTTCTCCGCGCTCAGTGCGTCCATCGCGCTGGCGGTGGGCAACGCCGACCAGCTCGGCCGCGCGCTGAATTCGATGGAGATCGAGAAGGTCAACAAGGCGGTGGACTACTTCCAGGACCTGGCCAGCGTGGCCGGCACGGACCTGGCCACCCAGATCGAGAAGGTGAGCGGCCTGCTGGGCAACTACGCCAGCCTGATGGCTGACATAAGCACCCAGCTGCTCACCGGCGACCTGACCCAGTACCAGTCGCAGGCGCTCACGATTGAACGCACGTACCGCCAGCAGGTGAAGGCGGCCAACGATTACGCCAAGGCGCTGGGCCTGTCCGGTGCCCGCGCCGAGGACCTGGCCAAGATCGAGGCGTTGCGGGCGACGAACATGGGCAAGCTCCAGGCCCAGATCGACGCCGACAAGAAGGCGATGCGGTATGGGCTGGACACCAGCGACCTGTCGCGGCTGACCGACCAGGAGAAGCTCCAGAAGACGATGCAGGAGCTGGAGCGTGCGGTGGCCGGTGGCGACACCAGCGCCGCGCAGGCGGCCGCACAGGCGGCTCTGGGCTTTGGTCGGAACCTCTACGCCAGCGGGCAGGACTACAACGGCCTGTATGGCCAGGTGACCGGCCTGATCGACAGCATGAAGGTGGGCAACCTCGACACCGAGGACGGCACCAGCATGGGCCAGCTGGCAGACGCCATCGAGGCGCTGCCGGACAACTTCAGCCGGGCGGTGTTCGATCTGGTGGTCGAGGGTAAGGGCCAGGCCGAAACCAACGCAGCGCTGCAGCAGAGCAACGCCCTGCTGGCGGAACAGAACCAGCTGATCCGTGACCTGCTGTCGGTCACCACCACGGGCGTACGCACCAGTAGCAGTTCGGCAATGCGCGAAGCACTCAACGCAAGGTAATTCACATGCAGGCACGGAAAAACACCCTGATCGATATCGGGGCGGGCGCGCTTCCGTCGGTGACGCCGGCGGCGCCCCGGCGCGCATCCTGGTTCCCCACCATCTACGTCTCCCCGGACACGCCGCCTGTCGAGGGCGTGACGCCGGAGCCGGTGGCCGATGGCGTCCTGATCGAATGGGCCGCCGTCGACCAGGCCGGGGTGGTCTACGTCATCGAGCGTGGGCCGACCCAGCAGGGGCCGTGGACGGAGATCTACCGCACCACCGAAACCCGCTACCTCTACAGCGATGGCAGCGGGCAGACGTGGTTCTTCCGGATCACGGCCTCGGTGCGCGGCAAGCCGGGGCAGGGCGCCGTGGTGGAAGCCACGCCGGTGCCCACCACCGAGCAGCTGATCGAGCAGCGCCTGAAGCTGGAAAAGGAGATCGCCGACCGCATTGCGGCCGATGCCAACGAGGCGGCCGCGCGTGCCCAAGGCATCGCCAAGGTCACCGCCGACCTGGTCACCGAGACGCAGGCCCGTGTGTCGGCCATCGCCCAGGCCATGGACGCCATCAGCGCCGAGTCTGCGGCCCGCGTTGACGGGCTCTTGAACGAGAAGCTGGCGCGCGAGGCGGCGATCACCGCCGAGCAGCAGACGCGCCAGAGCGAGGTGGAATCGCTGTCGCGCGCGCTGTCCGAGGTGGCCGCCGGCAGCGGCACCCAGTTCGACAGCAAGCGCATCTGGTACTTCGACCAGACCGTGGAGGACTGGAGCGGCAACGGCGTGCCCACGCTGGTGGACGGCTGGCTGCGGCCGGCCAATGCCGCTGCCAATCCCTACGTGCAGTCGCCGGCGGCGCTGGCAATCGACGGTGCGGTGTACCGCTACGTGAAGCTGCGCATCCGCAAGGTGGGCACCCCGACGTGGGCCGGCGTGCTGCAGTGGACCACCACGGCAGACGGTGCGTGGAACACCGCCAAGCGCCTGGTGTTGGACGAGCCGGCGTGGGACAGCGACGGCGTGGCGATCATGGATGCCGCCGACGTTGCGTGGTGGCCGGCCACCTTGGCGGCGATCCGGTTGCAGCCGGGTACGGCGCAGACCGTATCCAACTACTACCTGATCGACTGGGTGGCCATCGGCCGCCCGACCCCTGGCGCCAGCGTGGCGCTGGTCCAGGACGAAACTCAGGCCCGGGTCACCGCACTGGCGGCCGAGGCCAGCCAGCGCAACACCCTGGCCGTGCAGATGCGCGGCAACTACACGGGCAACGACTTGGCAGGGGTAACGCAGGGCTTCGTCGCTGACGAGCGCACCGCCCGCGTGGCGGCCGACAGCGCCCAGGTGTCACGCATCACCACCATGGAAGCCCGCATGCCGGCCGGCAGCGGCAAGGTGGCCACCGAGGCAAGCGTCACCAGCGAGGCGCAGGCGCGGGTGAGTGGTGACCAGGCGAACGCCAGCGATATTACGGCGGTGAAGGCACAGCTAGACGGAAAAGCCAGCGCGGGGGCGCTGGCGGCACTGGATACCCGGGTCACCCAGCAGGGCAATACCTTTTCCAGCCAAGGTTCGGCGATCACGAGCGTGACCGCTGCACTGCAGAACATCGGTGGTGACAACCTGCTCAACAACAGCAGTTTTGAGCAGCGGACCAGCGAGACGGCCGCCCCGACTGGGTGGACCACGGCGTTTTCCCAGGCGCTGACCGGTTTGGTGAGCAGCTACGTGGACTCGCCTCTGCCTGGATCAGCACAGGCGTGGCGGGTAACCGGCGTCGCCGCCGGCGGGTCGGTGCAGATCATCGGCTTGGCGCCTCGGGTCGGAACCAAGGCCGTGCCCGGGCAGAAGTACACGCTGAGTGCATTTCTGCGCGGCACCGAGGCCAATGCCACGGCACTGCTGATCGTGTGGTTCTACAGCAGCGCCGGTGTGGCGCTGTCCACCAACGTCAGCCAGGCGTTCAACCTGAGCGCAACCGAGTGGCGCCGCTTCACCTACACCCCGACGGTGGTGGCCCCGGCAGGGGCAGCGGAGGTGCGTGTCCAGCTGCGCCTACAGACGTCCACCGCGGGCGCCTATGCACTGGAGGCGGACAACGCCCAGCTGCAGCAGGGTGAGGCTGCGACCCAGTGGATGCCCAGCATCAGCGAGACAGCCGCCACGGTCGCCGCGAACGCCGCAGCCACGAGCTTGCTGGACGGGCGGGTGACCCTCATGGGGGAAACCGTCACCGCCCAAGGCCAGGCGCTCACGTCGGTCACCGCGCAGCTGCAAAACATCGGCGGCGACAACCTGCTGCCGAACAGCTCGCTGGAAGAGCGAACGTCCGACGGTGCGGTGCCCATGCGGTACGTCACCAGCTCCAGCGGAACGTTCACCGTCAGCTACGTGGATTCGCCGTTGCCTGGTTCGACCAAGGCGCTGCGCATGTTCCGCGCGGGCGCCGATGGTGGTGCCTACCTGGGGATCGAGCTGCAGGCGGCGGATCGGCCGAAGGTGATCCCGGGGAAAAAGTACGTCAGCACGGTGTACGCGCGCGGCACCGCCGGCCAGCGTATGGACGGGTATATCCAGTTCCTTACGGCCACCGGGGCGAGCAACGGGACGACCCAGGTGCAGTTTGCCGTTACCGCAGACTTCCAGCGCTACGTGCTGGTCAGCCCGTACGCGGCACCGGCCGGTTCGGTGGCGGCGCGTGCCATTTGGCGAGCTCACAATTCCGGCACCTCGGGTGATCTCGATCTGACGATTGACAACCTGCAGTTCCAAGAAGGCGAGGTGCCGACGGCGTGGATGCCGAGTGGCAGCGAACTGGCAGCTGCCGGCGCGGCGAACGCGTCGGCGACCAATGCGCTGACCAGCCGGGTAACCGCGGCAGAAGGATCCCTGATCTCGCTGGGGCAGTCGGTGACCAGCGTGAGCGCCACCTTGAGCGGGCTTCGCACGGTGGGCGGCAACATGCTGCCCAACAGCGACTTTGCCGACGGCGCCGTGTGGTGGCAGGTAAGCGGGGCACCGCTTCCGGTGTGGAGCGGCACGAACGGTGATGGCAAGGCGGGGTTCCTGCTCGACAAGACCAGCACGGCTACCAACCCGTCACTGGCGGCGAACACCGCTCAGTGGTTCCCCAGTCGCGGGATCCGGCGCTATCGGGCGGTCGTGCGCGCGCGCGGCGTATCCGGTGCCATGAACCTGATGATGCGGCTGGAGCGAAAGAACCGCGAAACGGGGGCCACCAACAACAACGACAAGACGCTTATCCTCACAACCAGTTTCGCCACCTACACCGTGGACTTCGACGCGGTCGACACCACGGTGGGCTCCGTCCGGCTGTGGGCATATTGCTGGCCCAACGTGGCAGCCATCCGGATCGACCGGGTGGAGCTGTACGACGTCACTGACCAGCTCAGCGGGGAAGCGAACGCATCCGGCCTGTCGTCGTTGACGGCGACGGTTATCCAGCAAGGTGGATTGATCACCGCGCAGGGAACGCGAATCGACAGCGTGCAGGCGCAGGTCGACGGGAAGGCAAGCGCGCAGGCGCTCCTGCAGTTGGATGCCAAGGTAAGCGCCGGTGTTGCCGGTGGGGGCAACCTGGGGATCAACACGACGTTCGATGGCCAGACGGGGATCTCCACCACGCCGGGCTGGAACAACATATGGTCGCCGGATGGAGTGCTGGGACTTGGGAAGTACATCGCCCAAGGTCCAGGCTTCAACAGCGGTGGCAGCGACCCGGGTGTCCCCTTCGGCATGCGAGCCCTGATCGTGGCCGGCACAGCGGACCGGACTGGCATCAACTACGTGTGGCCGGAGGCGGAATGGCCTATCGAAGGCGGGAAGACCTACATCTTCTCGATCTACGCCTCGGGCTACCAAGGCGGGTTCAACATCGGATTCCTCGACGCGGCCGGCGTCAGCGTGGGTGAGGCAGTGGTCGACGTTGGTTCCCTGCCGGGCGGGGGTTCTTCCCTTTCGAACTACGCCAGGTTGTGGAGGAAGTTCACTCCGCCATTGAGCGCGACAAGGGGGCGCGTCCACCTCATCAGCCGTCATACCGCGGGGTCCAACACCTTCGTTCGATGGTTACGGCCGATGCTGGAGCAGGTGCCGGCGGACAAGAGCGAGCCGTCGCCCTGGTCTGCCGGGGGAAGCGAGTCGTTTGCGACTGCCTCCCTCTACACCGATGTGAACGGGGTAATCGCTGGACTGCAGGTGCGCAACAGCGGCTCCAAGAGCGAGTTCCAGATCCGGGCCGATGTGCTGCGGGTACTGGCGCCGGGCGGCGCGGACGGGATGGAGTGGCAGAACGGGTATATCCGCGTCTACCGCGGCAACTCCCAGCGGATCATCGGCAACGGGTTCGGCGTGCCCGGCGAGGGCCTGGTGGACTACTTCGGGCCCAACGTGGGCGCGGCGGCGGCCAGCAAGGCCAACGCCACGATGTGGATGGACGACGGCGGCAACGCGTACTGGGGCGGGTCACTGGCCGCCGGTGTGTTGCGCAACGCGGTTCAGACCACGACCACGATCACGGTGGGTACGTCGGTCACCACCGGGCTCTTCAGTACCAACGGCCGCAACAAGGCTGTGACCATCGGCTTCTCGCGCCGGCACAGCCGGATCAAGACTGCTCTGGGGTCACAGGGCTTCGTTGCGGGTGCTGGTGCCAACGGGGCGACCATCAACGTTTACCGGACCCTCAACGGTCAGGGGGAAGTGTTGTGGCAGCAGTTCGGGGTGGGCGGCAGCGTCGAGATTCTCAACGAGTTCGACGGTCCCGACCGGGCCACCTCGACCTGGGGCGGGTCGATCTCCATCAACGACCCCGCCGATGGGTCCACCCAGCGGTCGTACCGCGCCGAGGTGGTGGGCTTCACCGAGCAGACCGTGACCCACCAGTCCGGTTCGTTCGAGCAGCAGACGATCACGCAGAGCCTTTCGCTTGTGTCGATTGAGCAGTAACCGCTGACGCGGCGGCCAGCCATCTTGCCGCCGCATACCTGGAGATGCCACATGGAATTTCGCGCCAAACTCAACATGGAAATGAAGACCGCCGACCAGCCCGGCGTGGTTACGCTCAGCTTTGTTCCAGTCACCACCGGTGTGCCGCAAATCAGCATGACGGTGCCGCCGGCCGATGCCGCTGGCCTGGTGGTGGGCAAGGTCTACAAGTTCACCGCCGTGGAAGATGCCGAGCAGCCCCAGTAAGGGGCTCAGGCAACCGCGTCGAGCAGTTCCTCGCGGTTGTTGCGCGGGGTGTTCACCGCGCGGCTGACGCGGTAGGCCTCCATCGCCGGTGGCTCGCTGGCCAGCAGCATCGCCATGGCATCGTCAGGCGATGCCGCAATCCATTCCTCGGCCTGGCCGGGTGCCAGCCACACCGGCATGCGGTCGTGGATATCGGCCGACACGCCGCTGCTGTCCCCGGTGATCACGGTGAAGGTGCCCAGGTTGTCCGGGGCTGTCGGTGCCTTGCGTTCTGCATTCGCGGGAAGGGCGCGACCTGCGGCTCTGGCTCGGGCTTCGAAGGTGAATCTCCCTAGCCTACGCATATTGACGCTGCGTTGTGACCATCCTAGGACAGCCCTAATTCACCCCCAGCGGACGCGGGTCTTGTCTGCCAGATCGTACTCGCCATCGGAACTCTTTATTCGAGAAATTCCTGTAAATGACCGGCTATTGAACGCGTCCTCCGCCGAGTAAAGCGAGTGCTTATTGCTGAATGCTAGATCGATTGACTCCTCGTCAGCCACGAGGCTGTTGCCAAACATGTCGCGTTGGTCAACGCGTTCAGAGACGAAAGTTTTACTTAAGTCTGCTCCGCCGTCCCTAAGTGCGGCTAGCGTGTGCAGCTTTGCCTCAATCTCTGGCTTGTAGTGACCGCTCCGATTCTCCAGGTAGGCTACGTTTCCATTGCGAACTGACATGAAGCCCGCGTCTAGAACATTGCCAGCCGCGACTGGGCTGGTGTGGTGAACCTCGCCCTCTACATGTTTAAAAATGAAAAGTTGGGGTTTCTCGCCTGGTTGAGAACGAGCCAAAACATAGGCGAAGCGGTCCTGTTCGCGGAACCACGTCTTGCTGCTGGTTGACGTGTTCTTCTGCGGATTAATCGGCTCGCCAGCCGACAGAACCTTTCCGTCGGCCATCGTGCAGATAGACTTCAGTCTGTCAGATTGATTGAAGTACCGCACGGTCCGTTCGACTCCAGAGAGTGTATTCGTGCTAAGACTCTCGAAGCCATAAGACTTGCGGTCAAATTTGAGGCCGACTGAACTTTGGGTGACAAACTCCCTAAGTTTATGCCACGGTTCCATGGCTTGATTTCGCACACTCTTTAACGACGCCGAGAAATTAGATTCAGTGGCGCTGGGTTCTTCCCTTTTTATGGACAGGCCTGTTGCTTGCCCGACCCCATTGATCTGCATTTCCATGAAGCTCGATGAAAAAGTGTATGGAGGATAGAGTGTTCTTCTTGATAGCTGATTATAACTTGTTCGAGTTGAAGTGTCTACACGACCATATAGGGTTGGCACGGACAGCAGGTCGCCCACCAGCGCGGGTAAGCCAAAGCTGGCGGTGTCTCGGATCGGGGCCTGGACGAATCGGCCGCACATAGCTGCCCCCGGTGGGCGCGCCGGCCGCGGTGGCGCAACCTATCCCTGTCGGACCCGGGGCCATTGGCCGCTCAACCCGGGAGCGCCTGAGGAGCGCCCCCCGCCGACGCCTCGTCGCAATGCGTGAGACGTCCGGGCGTATCCTGCTCGCCATGCGTCCGCCCTGCGACCAAACTGGATTCATTACCGCCCCCCGGCCACAAGGCTGGGTGCACTACGGTGAGCATTGGGGGCTTTGGTGGGGAAACCGCCAGATTGCCAGCGTCCAGCCAGATGCCAATGGAATCGTGGTGATCCTCTCGTGTCGGAAGATGTGGCAGGACAAGCGGGTCCGGGCGGCAAGCGTAAGCCAAGGTAAGCGCTATGCCGAGCAGTGGTGCGCGGCCCGGATTCTGGCGGGGGTGCCACTGCGACAGGCGGTGCAGCAGCTGACGGCCAAGGATGACGAGCCCGCTCCGCCGAAGCGCTCTGCAATCCAATTGCAGCAGGAACGACGTCTGAGCGAAGCGCTGAAACTGCCGAGCGAGAATTAAGGCACGCGCTGGTCAGCTGATGTTGCCTACGTATCGCCCCGTGCGACCGGGCGAATTCACAATGCACCCATGGATCAGACGAGCATCGGAAAGGCGCGCTGGGCGCGCGCGAAGGCGGTTTCGCTGTGGCAGCAGGCCGACGAACTGGACAAGGATCAAGGCGGGGACTGGCGGGCCAGGGCTACGCGCCGACGCGGCGCGGACCGCCTGCGCTCTGAGGCTGTTCGATTCGACAGAATTGCTGACCGCCTGGCTCCTTGGGAGGGCGAGGAGGCGGCCTAATTCACAACGGTGTACGCTGCGCTCATTCAGGTAGCGCGGGGGCGGCATGGATAGCACGGTGGTAGCGGCGCTGATCGGCGCAGGCGCGGCTTTTCTCGCACTGACGGGGACCGCTTGGGTCGCCAGTGCCCAGCTGGCCCACGACAGAAGAGAGCGGGCAAAAGATCGAGCCCTGCAGTCCAAGAGGGATCGGCTTTTCGACGGTATCGCAGCAGCAAATGCTGCGATTCGTACAGTGACGGCCTTGGCAAATCCAAACGTCGACGTCGCTACGACGTCGGCGAAGTTCAATGAGGCGACCTCGGCGCTGTCAGCGGCCGGTAGCGTGGCGAGCCTTGAGGTGGTCACTCGCGGCAAGGATCTGGTGGGCAGTGTCGGTCGCGTCTTCTTGGTGGGGCTGGCGAAACGACGTGAAACTGAGAAGGTCTCGGATTACGCTGCCTGGGCCACATTCGTTGATTGGACGATCACCCAGCAGCTTGCTCTGCAGCCGACATACGCGCTCCTACTCGCCGCTGTGAGGCGGGATCTCGGAATTGACGATTCATCGGACGCGGCGGTCTTCGATGCCATTAGGGTTGATGCGCAGCAGCTTGCCGCATCCATGGATGAGGCGGCCGATATTCTGGGCACCGGACATCGTTGATAGCGCTCCGCAATCTCTCCCGACCCCCTTTAAAACAAGGGGGCAGTGCGCTGTTTTCGGACTCGATTGCGGAGCGGAGATGGTTGATAACTAATTGATTGGAAAGGTTTGCTCTTGAGCTTCCCAAGCTACTGACGAGGGTTCGATTCCCTTCACCCGCTCCA